CAGGCAGATATCTCTCTAACCCGTAAATCGTGGGCCGTCAGGCCGTTTCGGAGGTGTCGGGATGGCAACTGACAAACGAGTAATCGAGTTGCTGAACCGCAAACGGGTGCTGCGGGAAGCGTTCGAATCCCCGGACACCCCGCTGTCTGCGCTGGGCGGCTTGTCCCGGGAGTTGCGTGCGATCGACGGTGAGGTTGAGCGGTTGGGACGCGGGAAAGCATCGGAGGGTGTAGATGACCTCGAAGCTGCTCGACAGGCCAGAGCTGAGCGCCGTGCGGGGGCCTACGGTGAGGCACCGTCCGGTCGGCGTTCACAGCAACGTCGGAGCGGACGAGGCTCGTAGGTTCCTCGAGTCTGTCGGTATCTGGCTGGACCCGTGGCAGCTCGCCGAGGTCACTGATTCGATCGCTGAGGCGCGGGACGGGTCGTGGGCGTCGTTTGAGGTGTGCGAGATCGTGCCTCGCCAGAACGGCAAGGGCGATGTGCTGGAGGCCCGTGAACTGCTCGGGTTGTTCCTGTTGGGTGAGCGTCTGATCATTCACACGGCGCACGAGTTCAAGACCGCGAATGAAGCGTTCTTGCGGTTGGTGGCGAAGATCGAAGCGTGCTCAGCGTTGAAGGCCGAGGTGAAGTCGATCCGTTATGCGAACGGGGAGCAGGGTGTTGAGCTGTTGGACGGTGCCCGAATCAAGTATGCGGCCCGTACCGGTGGTGCTGGCCGTGGGTTTGCCGGCGCTGATCTGGTGGTGTATGACGAGGCGTATTCGCTGACTGCAGAGCAGGTGGCGGCGTCGTTGCCGACATTGTCGACCAGTCGGAACCCGCAGGTGTGGTATACGTCGTCCGCCGGTAAGGGCGATTCGACGTTGTTGTGGTCGTTGCGGAAGCGTGCGTTGCGTGCTGCGGCGACTGGTGAGTGTGAGGACCGGCTGCAGTATTCCGAGTGGACTGCCGAGCGGGTGTCGTGGAACGTTGAGAAGGGCCGGGTTGAGTCTCGGCCGCTTACTGAAGCCCAGGTGTCGGATCGGCAGTTGTGGGCTTCGGCGAATCCGACTGCTGGTGAGCGGATCTCGTGGCAGTATCTCGAGGCCGAGTTCGCGTCGATGCCTGCCGACCAGTTCTGTCGTGAACGCCTCGGGGTGTTCGATCCTGAGCCGGCCGATGAGGCTGCTGCGAAACTTCCGGCAGGCGAGTGGGCCGCCACTAGGTGTTCACTCGACGAAGCCAGGGTGGCGGCGGATCGTCGACCGTTGGTTGTCTGGTTTGATGTTGATCTGGACGGCAGGTCTGGGTCGGTCGGGGTTGCGACCGGAACGTTGAACGACGCGTATGTGGAGTTGGTGAAGTTCGGTCCGGGTGTTGGTTGGTTGGCGGGTGATGTGGTCACGTTGGTGGGTCGGGTGTCGCCGAGTGTTGTCGTGTTTAACGCTGCCGGTCCGGCGTTGGCTCAGGCTGAGGCGGTCCGGGTTGAGTTGGCTCGTTTAGGGCAGAATGTCGACGTTCGCGGGTTGACCACGTCGGAGTATCGGGCGGCGTGCGAAGGGTTCTTGGCTGAGGTTGTTGAGGGCCGCTTGTCGCGTCCGGAGGGCCAGCCGCAGTTCGACATGGCTGGAGAAAAGGCTGGCGAGCGCCGGTTGGGTGAGGGTTGGGCGTGGGATCGTCGTGAGGCGACGGTGCCGATCTCACCGTTGGTTGGGGCTACGTGTGGCCGGTTCTTGTTGCCGTTGGCGGTCGATCAGCAGGTTGATGTGGCTGCGAGTGTGTGGTGAGGAGGTTGCGGTGACGACGTTGATGGAGCTTGTCGGGTTTGTTTTGATCACTGTCGGCTGTTGGATGGTCGCCGAGCCGCTCGGGTTGATTGTTGGCGGTTTGCTGCTGGTCGGGGTCGCCTATCTGTTTGACCGGGGTCGACAGTGAGTTTGCTGAGCCGCGGTTTGGAACGGCGCACGTACGTGTCGCACGATTTCCTTGTTGATCCGTCCGTGATCCCCCCACCTGGCTTGGAGACCGTGGCGACACCGTTGGTGGCGGGCCGGGGCGGGTTGCGTCATTGGGCGGTGTGGGCGTGTGCACGCACGATCGCTGATGCTATTTCGACGTTGCCGGTGGACTTACTGCAGGTGTCGCCGGAAGGTCCGGTTCCGGTTGATTCGTTGCCGACGATGCTGCAGCAGCCGTCGGCGTACGCCGATCGAGTCGACTGGTTGTCTCAAGTGATGATTGCGTTGCTCACGACCGGCAACGTGTACGGCCTGATTTCGAGTCGTGACCGCAACGAGTATCCGACCCAAATCAACCTTGTCGCACCCGGGGCGATCACCGCTCAAATCGACGCGAAATCCGGTCGGAAGGTGTTCAAAGGCCCGAATGGGCGCACATTCTCAAACGAACAGGTGTGGCATCGTACCGGGCTGGTGTGGCCCGGTGAGGTCGTTGGGATGGACCCGATCACTCATTTCGCTCGTACTGTGGCCCTCGGTCTTGACGCCGAGCAGTACGGTGCATCGTTCTTCTCGCAGGGAGCGCATCCGACCGCTGTGGCGCACACCGATCAGGAGATCACCCAGGAGCAGGCGCAGACGATCAAAGATCGGATCAAGCGTGCTGTGGCGAACCGGGATATCGCCGTGTTGGGTGCGGGCCTAGAGCTCGAGCCGTGGCAGTCCAGCCCGAACGACACTCAGTTGGTTGAGACGATCCGGACGAACGCAGCGATGGTGTGCGCGATTTTCGGGGTGCCACCAGAGAAGATCGGCGTGTCGGTGGGCACTGCCGGCAGTGTCACGTATGCGAACCGTGAGCAACGCGCCCAGGACTTCCTGAACGACGCTGTGAACCCGTGGCTGGTGCGGCTCGAACGTGCGATGTCTGAGTGGTTCCCACGTGGCAAGTTCGTGAAGTTCAACACTGGCGGGTTCTTGAAATCTGATCTCAAAACCCGGTTCGAGGCGTACCGGCTTGCAACCGGCGACAAACCGTGGATGCTCCCGTCTGAGGCGCGGGCGTTTGAGAACTGGGCGCCGATCGTAGGGATCGACACCCCTGAACCATCTGTCGAACCATCTGATGGAGGCGACCAATGACCGCAACAGCGACTAGAGCCGACAGGCTCCTCGGCGCGCCCGAACGGCGTGCGTTCAAGTGTGAGGCGTTCGAGCTCCGTGCCACATCCGACGCGACGGCGACACTCACCGGCTACGCGTCGGTGTTCGATAAGGGCTATGAGATGTATGGCGGCCCGGAGCGTGGCGGCTGGGTTGAGGTCGTGGACCGTCGGGCGTTCGACGAAACGTTGAAACGCAAACCGGATCTGCATCTGCTCATCAACCACGAGGGCATGCCATTGGCCCGCACCAAGTCCGGCACGCTTCAACTGTCAACCGATCAGGTCGGGTTGAAAGTTGTCGCCGACCTGGACCGTTCCGACCCTGATGTGCAGCGGCTTGAGGTGAAGATGAGCCGTGGCGACATGGACGAAATGTCGTTTGCTTTCCGCACGATCCGCCATGAATGGAATTCGGACGAGTCCGAACGACGTCTCCTCGAGTTGAACCTCGACAAGGGCGACGTGTCGGTAGTGAATTTCGGTGCGTCACCGCACACCTCGGCGGGGATGCGGTCGGCGATCGCAGCGCTCGCCGAGGGTGACCTCGCCGAGCTGCGATCTATCGACCCGGACGATGTGCGCGCTGCGCACCAGACTCTCGGCCAGCTCATTGAGCCGGCCGTACCGCAACGAACCTCAGTCGCTCAGGCGCGGCGTTTGTTGCAGCTCACCGCCTAACTGGCCGGAGCACCACACCAGGGCAGCGTCACCCCCACCACGGGGCCGACGCACCCGTTCTTGTGGCCGCCACCACCTCCACGGCATCCCATACAACGAACAGGCGCGCACCAGGTGTGCGCCCAGCCCAAGGAGGGCTAACAATGTCAACCGCATCAGAGATGCTGGCGCGTCTCATCGCAAAGCAAGGCGAGGCCCGCAAGGCCCGAGAGGGTCTGCAGTCGAAGCGCGAAGCCATCGTGCAGATGGCGGACGACGAGGGCCGCGCTGACCTCAACGAGTCCGAGGACAGCGAGTTCCAGGACCTCACCGAGCAGATCCGTGCTCTCGACGAAGAAATCGCGACTCGTGCCGAACGTGTCGCCGAGCTTTCCGACGAGGAGAAGCGCAACGCTGACGCTGCGATGGCGTTCCGTCAGGCCGAAATCGCGACGTCTCGCACGAAGGTCATCAACGAGGCTCGCACCTACGAGCAGGGCAACGGCCGTTCGTATCTTCAGGATCTCCTGAAGTCGAGTGTGCAGGGTGACCCTGAGGCTCGTGCACGGCTCGACCGTCACGCCTCCGAGGTGCTCGTCGACCCGGAGTACCGCGACGTGAACCGCACCGACGGTACCGGCGGCTACTTTGTCCCGCCGCTGTGGCTGTCTGACTATGTCGAACTCGCTCGTGCTGGCCGTCCGACAGCGAACCTGGTCACGAACCTGGCGCTTCCTCCCGGCACCGACTCGATCAACATTCCGAAGATCAATTCGGGCACGGCGACGGCGATTCAGGCTGCCGACAATTCGGCGGTGCAAGAAACCGATCTGACCGACACGTCGGTGCAGGCGAACGTGAAGACGATCGCCGGTCAGCAAGACATCGCGATCCAGTTGCTCGACCAGTCGCCGTTCAACTTCGACCAGGTCGTGTTCGCTGACCTCGCCGCGGACTATGCGACGCAGGTGAACCGGCAGGTCCTGTCTGGTCAGAACTCGGGTAACGAGGTGAAGGGCATCCTGGCGTCGTCTGGTGTCAACACGGTCGCCTACACCGACACCACTCCGACGGTGGCGGAGTTGTACCCGAAGGTCGCTGATGCGATTCAGAAGATCCACACGAGCCGGTACATGGCCCCGTCGGTGATCATCATGCATCCTCGCCGTTGGGCGTGGCTGCTTGCGGCGTTGGACACCACGAACCGTCCGCTGGTCGTGCCGAACGCTCAGGGTCCGTCGAACGCGTTCGCGACGTTCGGTGAGGTGGCGTCCCAGCAGGTCGTCGGCCAGTTCCAGGGGCTGCCTGTGGTGACCGACCCGTCGATCCCGACGACTTTCGGTGCGGGCACGAACGAGGACGTGATCGTTGTGATGCGCGCTTCGGACTGCATCCTGTACGAGTCGAGTCTCCGCACCCGGGTTCTGCCCGAGGTCGGTAGCGGCACTCTGACGGTGCGGCTCCAGGTGTACGGCTATATGGCGTTCACTGCTGAGCGTCAGCCGAAGGGTATCAGCGTCGTGTGGGGGTCGGGTCTGTCGACGCCGACGTTCTGAGCGTTGTGACGCTTTGAGTTCTCGGGGTGGGGGGTCCCGGCCCCCACCCCGACCCACTAACCCCCGGGAGGGTTCATCATGAAAGAATCATGTGGTACGTGCCGGTTTGGGCGTCCGTCGACCGACGACAAGTGGCCTGATCTGGTCGAGTGTCGCCGTCGGCCGCCGGATCAGGGTGGCCGTCCGGCCACTGCTTGGCCTCGTGTTCATCCTGACGGATGGTGTGGCGAGTTCGAAAGTGATCGGCGAGAAACCGCAGCTCCGAAATCTGAGGCTGTGAAACGTCCGGCGGCAGGTCGGGAGACGCGGTGAACCGGGCGCAACGTCGGGCGATGGGTGTCTCGACCGACGTGCAACCGCCGACAATTGTTGTCGGGGTCGTGCATCCAGGTGAAGTGTCGATGGCCCATATGGCGTCGCTCATTCGGGCACGCGATCACATGCTGCAGTATGGGATTGTGCCGGGGTTCATGGAACGGCTCGCTCGTGCCCAACATGTGCATCGTGCCCGCAACGAGATAGTGCAGGGGTTCCTCGACTCCGACTGCGACTATTTGCTGTTCGTCGACGCCGATATGGGGTTGCCGCAGAACGCTATCGAACGGTTGTTGTCGGTGGCGCATGAAACGGAACGCCCGATCGTTGCGGGGTTGTGTTTCGCTCAACGGGTGACCGGATGGTGCGAGGCCGACTACTCGACAACGTTCGACATTGTTCCGACCGTGCAGCTGTGGAATGTCGAGGACGACAAACCGGTGTCGTTCTCGATCGTGGCCGACTATCCCCGTGACAGTGTTGTGCAGATCGATTCGACCGGTGGCGCGTGTGTGTTGATCCACCGGACGGTGCTCGCACGGATGCGGGACGAGTTCGGGGACCACTGGTTCACCCCGCTCGCCAACGAGGCGACCGGCGGGCCGTGGGGTGAGGACACGTCGTTCTTCCTTCGTTGCCGCGACATCGGGGTTCCGGTCCATTTGGACACGTCGGTGAAGACGTCACACGACAAGGGCGGCGTGTTCTTGACCGAGGAACTTTGGGACCTCCAGCAGGCGCTCCGATGAGGTCCACCGTTGAGTTTGTGGAGTGGTTGTGAGGCTCGGCCCGGATTCTGCCCGCTACTGGCTTGCCGGTGACGGGGTGCCGGTCGCTCGACCGTTCTATCTGCGGTGGCTGCTGCCGTGGGTGTGCCGCAACGTGGAACGCCGATGGTGGGCTGTGTGGGGCTGCTCGTGGGTGCTGTTGTGGGCTGGCACGTTCTGGTTCGCCACCCGCCATCTTCCCGTGTTGGGTGCGGTCACCGCAGCGACGGTCACTGTTGGTTTCGCCGGAACGTGGGGTCCCCAGGTGGTGCGCCCGGTCGGTGTCGACCTTCCCGCTATGGCGCTCGCTGTGGTTGCCGCCGCTGCCGCTCAGGAAGGGTTGTGGTGGGCTGCGGTGCCAGCTGTGTTTGTCGCTGCGACGGTGAAGGAATCAGCACCGGTGTGGGCTGCGCTGTGGGCGTGGCATCCGATCCTGCTCGTAGGCTTGGCTGCGCCTTTGGTCCGCTCGGTTCTGGCCCGCCCAGCGCTAGACGAGGTGACGGCGAAACCGGTGTTGCGCGAGATCCACGACCATCCGGTCCGTACGGCGTTGCGTGCGCGACGGTGGCGGGACGGGTGGGTGATGGCCGCCCCGTGGGGGGTCGGCCTGGCCGCTTTGCTCAACCCGTCACCGCAGTTGGTTGTTGCGGTCGTGGTCGCACACCTGCAGCTGCTGGTGGCAACCGACACGGTGAGGCTGCTTCACACAGCGGTCGGGCCGCTGGTTGCTGTTGCTGCTGTCCAGGTGATCCCCCCGCAGTGGTGGCCGGTCGCTGTGGTGGCTCACGTGTTCTGGTTTCGCACCCCGGAGGTGATCTGACATGCATCAGGCTGTTCTCGAGTTTGTCGCAGCACGCCGGCCCGACACGGTCGGGGCGGTGCTCGACGTGGGCGGTAGGGACATCAACGGTTCACCGCGCCAGATCCTCGCCGATGCCACGTCGTGGCTGAGCGTCGACCTGATCGACGGGCCTGGGGTTGACATTGTTGGCGACATTGTGGCGCTCGACATGGTTGATGTGGCCGACACGGTCGTGTGTCTCGAGGTGCTGGAGCACGCCGAGAACTGGCCAGACATCGTCGCCGCATGTGTGGCGGCGTGCCGCCCGGGCGGGCGGGTGTTGCTTACTGCTGCTGGACCGTCTCGTGTCCCCCATTCGGCGTTTGACGGCGGAGCGCTCCGCCCAGGCGAGCACTACGAGAACATCACGGTCAGGGCGCTCACGAAAGCCCTCAAGACCGCTGGGGCTGTCGGGCTGACCGTGGTTGAGGTTGGCGACGACATTCAAGCGTGGGTGGACATCCGATGAGCCTGGTGACGGTCCCCGAGTTCCAAGGGTGGATCGGGTTTCCTGATGCCACATCGTTTTCGAACGATCAGATCGAGCTGGTGATTGCTGCTGCGGAGCAGGCCATCACCGACTACTGGGGTCGCCCATTGAATGACCCGTTGAAGCCGCTCGGCGATCTTGAGGCTGTCGGGAAACTCGCTGTGCTGATGAAGGCCGCCAGATTGTGGAAACGGAAAGATTCGCCGACCGGGATCGAAGGGATGGGCGACTTCGGGGTCGCCTACATTTCGACCCGGGAAGATTCCGACATCATCGGAATGCTGCAAGCGACCCGAGACTATGACGTGGTCGGGGGGATAGCGTGAGCGGGTTCAACGCTTTGCGCACCGAACTCGCCCAGCGACTCAGCGACGCGACCGGCCTACCGGTGGTCCCTCATCCGCCGTTGCAAACAGCGACGGTGGCGACTTTGTACTTTCGACAGTTCGAATCCGAGCCGGTCGCCCAAGGGTCACACACGGCGCGGTTCGTCTTGGTGTTGGCCCGCCCGTTCACCCAGGCCGCCCAGTCGTTCGACGAACTCGGTGTCTACGTCGACGGCTCGTCGTCGGTGATAGGCGCTCTCGATTCGTTGAACCTCACTCACGGGTCGGCGCAGTGTGACGGGTCGTGGGAAATGGAAGCGGTCGAGATCGGCGGCACCATGTGCGCTGCTGTGGCTTGGCCTGTCGAGATCGAGTGGTGATGGGCACCTCACGTTCTGTCGCCGAGTTGACCCGCAAGTTTGACCGGTATGTGAAACGTCTCGATTCGACTGATCGTGAAGCGATGCGGACAGCGTCGTCGCGCACCGAACGAATCTTGACGGCGAATGTTCGGGCGGCGACCGGTGGCGACCAGCTGCTGTCAGGCCTCAATCGTGGCGGCCGGCAACAGAAACTACTGGTGCGTGCCAAGGTTGAGAAGCGAGGGGACGAGTGGCAGGCGTATGTGCGTGCCCGTGGCCCGTGGCAGCTTGTCGAGAACGACGTGAAGGAACACATCGTTACCCCGAAGAAAGCGGTCGCTCACGATTCGGTGAGGGGGGTCACGAGAAGGGGCCGGAAGGGGGCGAACTCTCGACGTGCACGTCAGCAGTCCGTTGCCCGAGGGCTGGGTCTCGGCGGAAAGGCTGTGATGATGTGGGAGGCTGACGGCGGGAAACGGTTCCGGCGTTGGACGGTGGCGTCCTCGAAAGGCCGCCACCCGTGGGCGAGAGGTGTTGCGACAGCGAAACCGGTCACGACCCGCATATTCATGGATCGGCAACGCAAAACGTTGCGGGACTCGTTCCGATGAGAGTTCTCACGGTAGCCCCTGGTCCGGATTTCTCGGTGCAGGACGTGCATATGGGCTGGACTAAAGGTCTCGCTAAAGCTGGTGTGACTGTTCGAGAGTTCAACTTGAACAAACGTTTGGAGCTGTGGACCAGAGCACAGATTGACGGCACCAACCTGTTCAACTTTGACGCCGCGCTCGATATCACCAAGGAGGGCCTGTACGGCCAGCTGTGGGCGTTCGATCCGGATGTGGTGGTGATCACCAGCGGGTTCTTCACTGAACCGGAGATGATCGACCGGATCAGGTCCAAAGGGAAGCTGGTGGTGATGATCCACACCGAGTCACCCTATGAGGATGACCGACAGGTCGCCTTGGCTGCACATTGTGATGTGAACGTGGTGAACGACCCGACGAATATTGACCGGTTCAATCAGGTGGCTCCGACGGTTTACATTCCGCACGCCTACGACCCTGACGTTCACCATGCCCGTGGCGGCCACCGGAAGTTCGACTTTTCGTTTATCGGGACCGGTTACGGGTCGCGGGTCGAATGGTTCGAGCAGGTTGTTTGGCCATCCGATGCCAAAGTGCTGTTCGGCGGGAACTGGCAGACCATCGATGACGGTTCGCCGCTCGCCCCGTTCGTGATGACGCAACGTGACGAGTGTGTTGACAACACTGAAACCGCTGCAATCTACCGGTCGACGGTGTGTTCACTCAACCGGTATAGGCGAGAGGCCGACCGGCCGGAGCTGGCCGAAGGCTGGTCGATGGGGCCACGCGAGGTCGAACTGGCTGCGTGCGGCGTGTTCTTTGGTCGTGACCCCCGCCCGGAATCCGACCAGGTGTTCCCGATGCTTCCTGTCGTGGAGCACCCTGGCGAGTTGTCCGATCTTCTCGCATGGGCGAAAGCCCACCCTGATCTTCGCCAGCGGGCCGCCGATGAGGCTGCTGCTGCGATTGCAGATCGGACGTTTGAGAACAACGCCAAGCGTCTGCTTGACGTGCTCGACGTCTGAACGTCGCGCCAAGCGACACCCCACCCATACCCGACGCCGAACCTGTGGAGGTTTCATCATGGCGCGCATTCACGGCCGACACGGCCAGCTTTACCTCGGTGCAACAACGAGCGCCGATGCATCCCCCGTCGCTGCGACCACGTCGTGGACGATCGAGTCAACCCCTGACTTCACTGATGTCACCGCTCAGGGTGACTCTTCGAAGCAGAACCTTGCCGGCCTGCCCGGGTCGAACTTCAACGGTGACGCGTTCTACGACGACGCCGCCTACACCGGCAACTTCTTCGCAGCGGCGATGGAGGGCCTGTCTCGCAAGGCGTACTTCTACCCGAACCGTTCGGACTCCACGAAGTATTTCTTCGGTCGAGTGTTCGTCGGCGGTTCGCTGGCTTCGGCTGTCGGTGACGGCACCAAAACCAGTTTCTCGGGTGCGTTCGAGACTGACCTCGTCTCGGTCGGCATCAACTGATGGCCGAGATGACGCCGTCCGACACGGTTGAGGCCGTGTCGGACGGCTCCGGCCGCAAGGTGGTTCGCACCCCATCCGGGAAGTGTGTACCGCTGGACGAAATGCCGTTCGGCGAGTTGGCGAAGATCGCAACTGAGATCGAGGCGAACGTGTTTGTTCTCATCCAGTTCCCGCTTTTCGCCGAGGGCGGTGTTGCAGCGGAGTCGATCTATAGGCTTGCCTGTGAACTGGTCGGGGATTCTGCGCCGGAACGCATGTCGTTGCGTGCCGTGTTGGAAGCGTTCGACACGGTTCCCGACGATGAGCCGTCGCTTTGGGTTGACGGGCTCCCTCCGACGGGCGACCAGACGACGGCCTGATCGTCTGGTTTGCCCGAACTCTCAAGTGGACCCCGAAACAGGTGCGTGAATGCTCGTTGAGGGATCTGCGTCTCATTCAGGTTTCGTACGACTCGTCAGGGTGAAGGTGGTGTAATCGATGGCACGTCAAACCGAGATCCTTGCGCTGCTGATCCGTGCTGACGCTTCGGGGGCTATCCGGGAATTCGAGAAACTCGGGGTGTCCGCTGACCGGCAACTGCGGACGTTGGAAAAGTCGTCGGATCGGACGGCTGCCACACTCATGAAGGCGGGCGCCGCAGCGGTTGCTGGTGGTGCCATTGTCGCGCGTGGCATGTGGACAGCGGCGTCAGCTGCGGCTGACCTCGCTGACGCTATGCAGGCTTCCGATGTGATTTTCGGCAAGAACCTTCAGGGGTCGATCGCCGAGTTCGCTCGTCACGCTGAACAGAACCTTGGTTTGTCGCGTCGCGAGGTCCAGTCGACGTTGCAGTCGTTTGCCACGTTTGGCAAGTCCGCTGGACTCGACGGGGCACCCTTGTTGAAGTTCTCCGAGGAGCTCACCCAGGTTGCTGCCGACATCGCCTCTTTGAAGGGCGTGTCGAACGAGGACATTATGGGGGCGTTCTCGTCGGCTCTTGCCGGTGAGATCGAACCGTTGCGCCGCATCGGCATCAATTTGACGGATCTCCAGAAACGTGCCGAGGCGGTGAAGCTCGGGTTGCGTGACGCCGCCGACAGCTCGCCGTTGACAGCGCAGCAGCAGGTGCTGGCGACAGTGTCGTTGATCAAACAGTCACCGTTGGCGATGGACGCTGAGGGTGATTTCGCTCGGACGATCGACGAGTTGCCGAACCAGATGAAGATCGCTCGGGCTGAGGTCGAGAACTTGAAAGCTGAGATCGGCGAGGGTGCGGTGCCGGTGTTTCGCACCCTGTTGGGCGGTGCCCGCGACCTGGTCGACGTGTTTTCGGCACTGCCTGCACCGTTGCAGCAGATGGTCGGACATTTCGCTGTGCTTGGTTCTGTCGGGGCGGTCGCTGGTGGCAGCATGTCGGTGCTTGCCGGCGGGGCGATCAAAGGGTCGGCGGCGGTTTCAAAACTGGTAACGAAGGCCCGCGAATCCGAGGGGGGCATCAAGGGGATGGCCGGGTCGATGGCCGGCGGGTTGAACCCGGCGATGCTCGCAGGCACGGTCGCTGTGATGGGCGGCGTCGCAGCGTGGGAAGCGTGGTCGTCTGCGAACGCCGCTGTGGAGGCTGGGGCGCGGCGCACGACCGACGAGATCATGGCGCTCACCGACGCCACCGAAGCGCACGCGGCGATGGTGAAAGCGTTGCGGGAGATCCTCGATGGGGACGCCGATTCGGATTCGGCGTTTCGTGAGATCGGCCTGGGGGTTAGCGAGGTTACGAAAGCGGTTTCGGCGGCTCCGGGCGAGCTCGACAAGTTCCGTGACAAGGTCGACGGGTTGACTGGTCCGTTGGAGAACCTGGACGGGATGTTCGGTACCGGCTGGTTTGATAGCGGCGGCTTCGACGCGTTGCGTGCCGCCGCCCAGGACTTGCCGTCGTCGTTGCGTGCGGTGGTGACTGCCATCATTGATGCTGGCGAGTCTGGCGAGATTTCGAACCATGAGGTCCGGAACTTGATCGACAATCTTGTTGATCTCGATGATCGGGCGTCGAAGTCGTCGGACACGCTCGCATCACAAGCGCGGGAACTGTGGAACCTCGTTCCGGCTGCCGAACGCAGCGCTGCGGCGCAGAGGGCGTTGAATACGGCGACCGACCAGACGGCCGGGGTGGAAGCGCAGACTGCTGCGTGGATCACGCTGCGTGACGCTTTCCCGGCGGCAGCGAAAGAGGCCGGGTTCGCTACCGGTGCTATCACAGAGTTGAACGCCGAAACGTCAGAGTCGTCGACGGTCCTGGCCGAGGGCGTGACATCGTTGACCCGGTGGGCGAACGCCGCTAGGGCCGGGGCCGAGGCTGCGAAGGGCACCGGCGACAGTGTGGCGACGATGGCAGCAAAGCTCCGGGGGGCGGTCGACGCTCAGAACGCTTTGCTGTCACCCGCTCTCGACTACGAGTCGGCGTTGTTGCGGATGCAGCAAGCCCAGCAGCGACTCAAGCAGCTGCAGGACCCGACCGCGAACAAAGAAAAGATCGCTGACATGGAGTGGCGTCGCAGGGACGCCACTGACGCCGTCACTGACGCGCTCGACCGGCAACGCAAAGCACAACAGGAGTTGGATCGGCTGCAGAAACGGTCTGCTGTTCGTGGGTCGGTGCCGCTGTTGCAGGAGATGGCGAAGGTTGCCGATGAGCAGATGAACGCTGCCCGCCGCGAACTTGAGTTGGCGGTGATGTCGGGTGGTGAGAACTCGGCGGGGGCGGTGCAGGCACGGTCAGCGTTCGACGCTGCATCTGGGCGCAAGGGCCAGTCGATCGAACTGTTGAACCAGGCGTTGGCCGAGTCGCAGCAGGCGAACACCCAGGCACGGATGGACTCCGCCCGGGAGGTTGAGCGGGCCGGTCGTGATGTGTCTCGTGCGGTGTATGACCGTTCGAAAGTGGAGCGTGAGTACGGCGAGATCTTGTCGCAGTCTGGTGCGTCGTCAATCGAGGTCCGCCAGGCGCAGCTCGATGTGATCCGTGCGTCGATGGAGTTGGACGCGTCGCTGGCGACGCTGGTTGGCACGGTGATGGATGGTGGCCAGCCGATCGAGGATGTGCGGTTCAAGTTGCAGCAGATGGCCGACCAAGGGGTGATTTCCCAGGAGCAACTGCGCTTGTTCAACGAACAGTTGGACGGGGTTGCGGTGTCGGTGCAGAAGGCGTTGCCGCAGGTCGCTGCGCTCGTCGACGCCGTGAACAGCACCCCTACCGGGACGGGTGCAGATCGGATCGATCCGGTGTTGGCGAACGCTGCGGAGCGGGCGCGGGCGAAGGGTGCGTCGAAGGGTCAGTCGTTGTCGGACGCTTTGTCTGATGTCCGGGCCGAGCCGTTGATCGGGTTCAATTTCGGGTCTGGCAAGATCCGCTATCGGGCCAGCGGCGGGTGGATGGGGCCAAAGGGGACCGACACGATCCCGACATGGTTGTCTCCTGGTGAGTTCGTTGTGAACGCTGCAGCGGCGAAACGGTGGGGTGGTGATTTGGAGGCGCTGAATTCGGGTTTGTCGCCGTCGTGGGCGACCCCGCTGCCCGCAACCAGGACAACAGCGGCAACATCGAACACTACGTTCCATCAGACCAACTACATCACCTCCCCGTCCCCTGATGTTGCGGCGGAGAAGGTCGGGATGAAGAACCGCCGGTTCGCGTTGGAAGCGGGCATGCTGTGAGCGGGTGGGAGCATTCCAACAGTCGTCACGGTCAGGTGTCGATCAACGGTCAGGCGTTGTTCACGCCGGCGTCGAGGGTGATGAACTTTCCGGTGTTCTGGTCGGCCCGTTCCCGTGGGGCCGATGTGGTGTTGCCGTATGCGGCCGGTCAGGTGTCTCGCCGCCGCCGACGCGATGCTTTGGTGTTGCAAGTTGAGCTGTGGGTGCGTGGCCATGTGTCGTTGACCGGCACCCCGGCGGGGAACCCTTACGCGCAGTTGGACACGACGATGGAGACTCTCGAGTCGGCGTTTGTTGTTCCACCGTCGTCGAATACCGGGTGGGCGATTGTGCGAACAAGTCGACATGGTGCGACGAAGTCCACTACCGGGTTTGTGACTAGTTGGGAACCGGCGCCGCATCCTGGCAAGTCGGCGGTGAACGTTGTCCAGTTCGAGCTGGTGGTCCCGTCGGGTGTGTGGACCTGATGGCCACGATCGAAGTGTGGGTGGACGGTGTCCGGATCACTAACGCTTTCAGGGTGTCGGGCCAGGTGGCGTTGTCCACCCAAACAGCGGCGTCGTTCACGCTGCTTGCCGACGACGCCCAGGTGTCAGATGTCGCTGTGGACCTGCCCGCCGAGGTGCGGATTGTCGGGGCGTCGGCGTCGAAGTCGACCTGGTGGGTTGTGACCGCAGTTGAGGACACGATCGTGTCTGACGGTGAGGAGGCTGCTGAGGTCATCGAGGTGACGCTCACGTCAGCGGAATCGCTGCTCGGGCAGGGGGTCGTGTACCCGTCTGCGGGAGTGGACGATATCAACACTCCGATCTTTGTTGGTCGGGCGGTGCGTAAACCTGTGACGTTCGAACGCTACCCGGGGCCGGGTGAGCCGTCGTTCGACGATTCCGGTTGGTCGGCGGCGACCTCGCCCGGGCCGATCATGGGGCCGTACGCCCCGTCCGGTTGGTGTACCCCGTCTGCGGTGTGGATCGGCGGCACTGTCGACCTGTTGCATTTCCGCAAGACGTTCTCGGTGTCTGGGGCGTTCGCTTTGTCGATCGATGTCGCGTTCTCGAACGACGGCGAGCTGTGGTTGGACGACGTGCTGCTGTTGAAGCTCGCGGCCGGGGTCGACGACGGGATTGCGACACAGACACGTCGGGTCACAGTGCAGATCAACGACGGTTCGCACACGTTCTACGGGTGGGTGCAACGCATCGGGGTTGTTGATTGTCTCCTTGGTGTCGCGGCGTACAAGCAGCACACCACGACTCTGGTGTGTAAGAGCGACACGTCGTGGAAGATGACTTCGTCGGTTCCGACAATCACCCCTGGGCTAGTGGTAGGTGACCTGATCGGCGAAGCGAAGGTGCGCGGGGCGCTGCCTGCTGTGTCTGCGACGTTCGATGACACGTTGGACACTAAAGGAGTGGAGTGGCCGGCGGTGGTCGGCCAGTGGCCGATGCGGGTCGGTGAGGACACGGTGCAGACAGTCCTCGACGCGTTCCGCGACGGTTTTGTGGAGTACAACATGTCGTGCGCCACCGATTTCGGTGATCTTGACGTGTGGGTTGGTGACGGGGTTGATGATGCTGACGGCAACCCTGCGGACGGGGCCGGTCAGGTTGTTGGCGTGTCGATAGCTAAGGGCGTGAACGCGTTGAATGTTCGCAGGCTTGTCGCAGCGAACATTCAGAACGCTGGGCTGGTCATGTTCGACGGCGGGATTCTCGAGGTGGAGATCACCGGGTCGACGTCGGTGTGGGGGCGTCGCGAGGTCGGGTTGTCGCTTGGCCGTTGTGACGGTCCCGCAGCGTTGAATGTTGCGGCGGCGAACCTGTTGCCGGCCAGCGAACCGTCGACGTCGGTGGAGGCGGACGTGTTGCCTGCCGGTGATGCTGACACACCGCTGGTCGGGTTCGGGTTGGGTGACTGGGTGACGGTGGCGACGCGTGGCGGGACGAGTTCGGAACGCTGTTTGGCGGTGAACTTCGCTCTGTCTGATCTTGGCGAGTTGGAGTTGCGCCCCGAGTTTTCGACGTTGCGTGAGGTGGTTGCTCAGCGTCATCAGCGGGCTATTTCTCGGACGAACGGCGGCACGTTGGATGGCCGGTCGCGTACGGCGCGGCCGTCGTCGCCGTCGATTGATCGAGTTGAGGTGCGTCAACCGTTCGAGGTGACGTTCTCCACTGACGGGTCCTACGAGGTGCAGGATACCGACCTGACCGCCCCGGTGGCGATGGACATGCGGCGAGGGTTGGTTGCGTTGTGGGTCGAGTGCGAAGCGGCCGGCGCGGGGGATTCGACGTTTGAGTTGTTCAAGAACGGGGCCGGGACGGGTCGGGATGTGACGGTTGCAGCGTCGACGGTGGAGTGGAACGCATGGTTCGATTTGTCGACCGTGTGGGAGATCGGTGACACCTACCAGTTGCGGTGTACTGATGCGGGCGGGCACGAGGGTGTGTCGGTGCGGGCCGTGTGGGCAAACCTGGGCGGGTGACTCCGGCGGACAGGTTGCAGGTGGTAGCGACGGCTCGTGGCGGGCATGTGGATGGTCGGGTGACAGTGTGGACAGCAGAAGCGGTGTGAGGGCGTGCAGATGCGGTTCGGGTCGTCGGTTGGTGACCACACGACTGGTCGGGTCCGCATGTTTGGTGTGCAGATGCCCGTGTGAACGCGGGTTTGAACGAGGAGGTGGCTGATGGCGTTGTCGATTCTGAGTTCGAACGTCCTCACGAGCCGAGCCACAGGCAGTCGATCCCACCAGATCCCCGCGACTGCGGCCGCCGGAGATGTCGCCATCTTCTCAATGTTCGGCTGGGTTGCAGACGGGTCGGCGGACGGCTCGATGTCGCTCTCAACGTCCGGATGGACCCAGTTGGGTGGCGTGCAAGCCACGCAGGCAATCACATACGCCAGCTACATCTACCGGCAGTGGGTGTTCTATCGAGTGTTGACCTCTGGTGATCCGGGCTTGTGGCTGAACGTGACGCTCGGCTCTGGCCACGGCGACCCGATCTCTGGGGCATCGAACGGGACGTCGTTGACTATCGTTCGCGACGCCATTCCGGGTGTAGCGGCCTTTGCCGAAAGCGTGCACCCGGCCACATCGATTGGCGGGGTCGTTCAAGTCGCAGCGCCGGTAGCGGCAGTCTCTGCGGCCCCTTCGATGGCGATCGCGCTATATACCAGCGTCGCTGGCTCGGTTTTCGCTGCGAACGGATGGACTCAACGGGCGGCCAACAGCGGGAGCGGAATCAGCAATCTGCGGCATCGCACGGCGTCGAAGATCATCACGTCTACTGGTGACACTTCTCCGTCTCTGGTCTGGGAGTTCGGTGGCACAAACGACGGCGTCCTTTTGACCACCGTCGTGATTGGCGAACCACCTGTTGACTATCGCCCCGGCTGGTCGATCGGCACACTCAGGTTCGGTGGCGGGGCCGGCTGGCACTAACCCCACCGGATCTCACTTGTTGCTCGCTCACACCTTGGAGGTGCGATGGACCCCGCACGCATCCTGACCAACTTCGGCGACCCCGCAGCGTGGCCGAACGGCCGTGCCGATCTGACGCTCGGTACGAGGTTCAACTCGTGCTCGTGGCCGATCTGGTCCGAACGGGCCGATAAAGCAAACAGGCACCTCATCTTGTGGCGCAACCCGCAACACGTCGACTCACCAGGCCGTTGGCATGGTGTCGACGAATGGTTACGCAAGCCGGGCCAGTCCAGCCGAGAATGGGCCGCGGTCCCGTTGCGTGTGCCGTGGGGTAACGGCTGGGGCGGAGACCAAGGCACCAGCGACAACGGGTGCATCGTCGAACTCGCCGACGGCTCCCGGTTGGAGATCCAAGGCCTGTCGCCGGTCAACATCGTCGACGCCGTGTTGATCAACCTCCGGGCCGGAAAGACTGTTGCCCGCACCTCGCATTACCGTGCCGACTGTGTGGTGCACCGCCGCCCAGGTGTCGAGCCGAAATCAGCGATGGGTCCGAAGTGGCGATCGGACGGACTGCTGCGCCCGGATCATCTCCGACAGTTGATCGTCGAGGAGCTGGCCCTCACCGTGTTCCCACTCCAGTTCGGTCCGAACGGTCGAGCGGTGGACGGTGGCTGGGTTGAGTCACCTGGCGCGGAGATCCCGTTCCGCACCGACGTCAAACGGGCAGGTGACGATGAGCGACTGTTCCCCTGCTTTCAAGCGTTCCGCTTGGAGATCCTCGACGCTGAGATCGAAGCGTGGATCTCAGCGGTCAAGACCCCGGCGAGCCTGGTGGAGTCGCGGCGCTGGCTGGCACGCAACTTGCGCGGCTGGGCGGCCGACACCGACCGGCCAGCTACGCCTCGCCCGACGATGCGAGCGGTCATGTCCGGCACCGGCGGCACGAACATCAACAGCGTCGGTGACCGCAACCCGCGCGTGAAAGCCCAGTGGGCTGCATGTGGGGTCACCTCGGACGCGATCGCTCGACGTTTGGGTGACCGTATCCTCGAATACGGCGAGCTGGTCGCGGCGTGAGTGACCCGATGATCACCGCCATCGTCGCGGTTTGTGTCGCCATGATCACCACGACCGGCGGGGTGATCATGGCGATCATCCAAGCACGCAAAGTGGATCGTGTCGGCGAAAACATCGGCACCCCAAACGGGCAGGGAAACCTTGTGCAAATGGCCGAACAGCTCCTCGCCGGACAAGCCGACCAAGACCAGCGACTTGCGGCTATCGAAGCCCGTTTGGGGCGTGACGACACACACCTGATCGAAATCGACCGGCGACTCTCACAAATCGACGGAGGACACACGCATGGCTGATATTGGTGTGGATGTGACAGCGATTGTGGTGGAGGTGGTGGAAGCCCAGGGTCTGGCGGTGGACGAACCGCGAGTGCTGGTGGAGCATGGCGGCATCATCAACATCGACGGCACGGGTGACGTGGTCGGCCCTAACGGTGTCGAAGCTGGCCGGCCCGCCCGGTTCGCTGACTCGTCGGGCAAGGTGATTGAGGCGGCACCGATCAACTCGCCTGGCGGTCTGGTGGTCCTCGACGGTGACGCCACCCTCCCCGACATCCTCCTGCCGGCGTCGATCGCCCGCGACTCTGAAGTCGCCTCGGCTATCAGCGCGGCTACCGCCGACATGGTGATCGACACCGACCCGCGGCTGTCGGATGCCCGCACACCGCTCACTCACACTCACCCCGCCACAGCGGTCTCGACGGTCCCGGCCACTACCGGCCTCGACCCGGCATCCACCGATGTCGAGAAAGCTCTCACCGAACTCGCAGCACGACCCAGCGGCGGTGGCCCTCAAGGTTTCGCACGAACATTTCTACTCATGGGAGGTTGACCAATGGGCCTAAAAGTACTCGGCCAGCAAGCGCCGACAGCAGACACGGACACGACCCTCTATACGGTGCCCGCCGACACCGCTACGGTCACGTCCACGTTGACCGTAGCGAACCGCGGTACCAATGCGAGCCTGTTTCGGGTTGCAGTTCGTCCGGCCGGTGCGGCGCTCGCCAGCCAGCATTACATTTATTACGGGGTGTCAGTTCCGGCAGGTGACGCGTTCGCTGCGACACTCGGCATCACCCTCGCAGCGACCGACGTTGTCACTGTCAGGGCATCAACGAACGACTTGTCGTTCGGCCTGTTCGGTGAGGAGGTGGACTTGTGAGCCACGGCTTTGCGCGCACAGGGCTGGCGTCGACACGGGTCCCCACGTCGCATTCGGGCGGGTGGGTGCGTCCTGCGGACTGGGTAACGCTCCCGACCGTCCTTGACGGCGACCAGAAGATTGTGATGCTGGTCGCCGTGTTCAACACCACCAACTTTTTGGCGTTCTCGGCGACCGGCAACTACACGGTCGACTGGGGTGACGGTGCTGCACCCACCAACTACTCGTCGGGCACAACCGCACAGAAGTCGTTCGCGTGGTCCGACTATTCACCGTCGACGCTCACGTCGCAAGGATTCAGGCAGGCGGTCGTGACGATCACTCCGCAGTCGGGGCAGAACTTGACCGCACTCAACCTGAACGTTAGGCACACTACGCCGACGGTGGCGCACACGACTGGTGTGCTGGAGGTGGTGATGTCAGCACCGTACATCGCTGCGATGTCGTTCTACGCGACGAATGTCGCGTATCGGATGCTGCGACGGTTTGAGTGGGTCGGGTCCTGCCCGATAACCGACTTCTCCGGCATGTTCACAAACTGTTCGTCGTTGTCGTCGGTCGAGTTGGACACCTCGTCGGGCACCAACTTCTCCAGCATGTTCGGAAACTGTTCGTCGTTGTCGTCGGTCGAGTTGGACACCTCGTCGGGCACCAACTTCGCCTACATGTTCATGTACTGTTCGTCGTTGTCGTCGGTCGAGTTGGACACCTCGTCGGGCACCAACTTCGCCTACATGTTCATGTACTGTTCGTCGTTGTCGTCGGTCGAGTTGGACACCTCGTCGGGCACCAACTTCGCCAGCATGCTCTACGGCTGTTCGTCGTTGTCGTCGGTCGAGTTGGACACCTCGTCGGGCACCAACTTCGGCAACATGTTCTACAACTGTTCGTCGTTGTCGTCGGTGATTCTCACCGGCTGCAAATACACCGTGTCAGTAGCGAGCGGAGTCCTGTCAGGAACGGCACTCGACGCTCTCTACACCAGCCTCGGTACCGCTGCCGGTTCGCAAACCATAACTGTGTCCGGCAACCACGGCACCAGCAGCGACACCCCGTCGATCGCCACCGCAAAAGGCTGGACGGTGAGCGGATCATGACCTGGGTGAAAACATTCCCTGACGGCACCACAGCATGGGGTGACCGCATCGACGGACCGGACTTCACGCTCACCGACGAATCCGACATTCCTGTTGACGGTTGGCGGTGGGTACCGAACTACAACCCCGATCCACCCGCAGATGATCCGCTCGCCGCAGTGACGGCACTGCTCGCACAGGTCACCCCCGACCAGCTAGCACGTGTCCTAGCGCTCGGCGTCGCAGTCACAGAACCCGACTCGGTCGCCCGGCTCACCACTGCTGTCGAGACAGGTGATCTCACAGACGGGGTGGCGGTCGTCGCAGAGGCCGCGTCGACCGCACACGCGATCACGGAGGTGCAGCCATGAGCGCAACCGTCAACCTCGGCCCCGGCCAACTCGACGCGACCCGTGCGGTCATCGGCGACCCGTGGACCATCGCAGTCCGCTTCACCGGCGCAAACCTCGACTGGACCACCCCAACCGTACGACAGGTCGCGGTAGTTCACGGCGAAACCACCGTCGACGCTGCGGTGTCAACCGTGTCACAAACCACCGAACAGTTGATCATCGAAGCCGTCTGGACCGACACCCAAACCGCATCGATCCCGCCCGGTGTGCACCGATGGGCTGTCGAACTTGAAGACGTCCCCCAAGACCGAGAACTGATCTCGGGACGGTTCCAAACCATCACCCGCACCATCCCCACACCATGACTGTCATCGGACAACAACTCGTCGACACAGCGATGACCCAGCACGGCAAACCGTACGTGTTCGGCGCTGAAGCCAAGACGCTCGACGCTAAAGCGTGGGACTGCTCCGAACTCGTCGAGGTCGTGTGTCGTCACCACAACGTGACCCCCACAGTCCCCGACGGTGCCTACTGGCAATGGAGACACTGCCGTCAACATCAAACGATGTGCAGCGTCGACCAGGCCCGCACGATCCCCGGCGCACTGCTGTTCGGCGGAGACGGTGTCGGTACCGGCCGTGACGCCATCTGGCACGTCGCGTTCTCCCGGGGCGACGGCACAACGATCGAGGCGCGCAACACCCGCTACGGCACCGGCACATGGCCGATCGGCACCCGCTTCCAATACGCCGCGTTGATCCCCGGTGTCGACTACACGCACCAACCGAGTTCTGTTCCCGCCGTCGCTCCCCCCCCAGCGACGGCAGGAACACCCCCACCCACCCCCTTGAAGGATTCCGATATGCCCACCTGGCTGATCTCCGACACCCGACAAGTCTGGGCCACCAACGGCTTCGACCTCCGCCCGATCACCGAACCCGACGACACCCTCGACGTCATCGCAGCGAAGCTCCGCGAATGGTCATTCATGGGCTGGAGCTCGAACACCGTGAAAGCCGACGGGGTGCCCGAAATCCCCGTCAACCCCGACCTCATCACACGACTCCGCAACAACCAACCGACAGCGAACAACCCGGCACCCGTCTGGCCGCTCACTGTCACCATCACCCCCCAAGGAACACCATGACCACCGAAACCCATCCTGTAATCCCCGGACTCACCGCACCGATCCGACGCTGGATCTACGGTCTCGTGCTCGCTGCCGTCCCGATCGCTGTCGCGCTCGGTGTCACCGACAACACCACCGCCGCGCTCATCCTCGCGCTCGTCGCCGCGTTCTTGGGCGGCGGTGTCGCGTTGCCGAACGTCACCGACCAGCCCACGGCGAACACGACCCAACCGGGCCTGTTCGACAACAACGCCTACGGCGACACCGGAGACACCGGCCGCTGAGCGAGTTCACGCGCAAACACCCCGAACGGCAACAGCGAAAACCCCGAGATACAAGGGTTTGAGCCCCGGCGGCGTTGAGGAGCTGCTGACCGTCGCACCCACCCATGCACCTGCGAGAGCCCCGCACCGTGTGATCGGTGCGGGGCCTCTTCGCGTTCGGCGCGTCGATCGGAGCACGCTCACGCAGCGTGCAGATAGCTGCGACCCTCCATCGCCTCACGCAGCCCAGCGGCCGTTCTCTTGCCAAGACGCAAGGGGTTGGGACGAGCGCAACACGGTTGAAAATAAATTCCCCCGAATGTCTTGACAAGTGTTCCAAGATTTGGGAATCTCCTCCCATGCGTAAGTCACCAACCCATCGCTACGCCGATGCACTACTCGAACGGCCGCTGGCCGAACTGGTCGCCGAACGTCGATCCGCTGGCGTGTCGTGGCGTCGCATCTCGCTCGAACTTCGAGACGCGACGAACGGCGAAATCGACGTCACGTACGAGACTCTCCGCTCGTGGTTCCCCGAGGCGGTGAACGCATGAGCGCCCCGGCAATCTTCGAGAACGGCGGCTGGAACATCCGAGTCCTTGAGGTCGATGGTGAACCGTGGTTCGTGGCCGTTGACGTCTGCAAGTCTCTCGGCATCGCCAACACCACGGTGGCCGTTTCTTCGGTCGCCGACGATGCCCTATGCAGTGCAGAGGTCATCAATTCGCTCGGTCGCACGTTGTCGCCTGAGCAGCTGGCGTTGTCCGGCTAGTTCGCGGGGTCGGTCGAGCGTGCCCCCTTTCTCCCGCGCTCGACCGATCTCGTGCCCCCACGGTGGGGTGGAGGGGCTGCCAGGGGTGTTCCCACCACCAGCCCCACAGCCTTTCCGCCCCGCCCGACCCACACACCCATCCACACATCACACATTGGAAGGACTGTCCGATGATCGACAGCACTGTTGCCACCGCATTCCCACCACACCCCCGCCACACACTCCACGAACCGCTCGAGGACCGCCTCGGTGTGCGCTGCGACGTGTCGGGTGAGCCTGCCCGCCAGCGCATTGATGACCTCGCCGACTACCTGTCGACGCCGACACTCACGATCACCCGCGACGACCTGACCGCAGTCTTCGAGGCGGTGTCGGCATGAGCATCGACATGGACCGCAAATACACGGCGGACGAGATCGAAGCGCTGGACCTGCCTGAGCGGACGGTGCTGGAGGACAGAGACGGCGACGCGTGGGCCAAGCGCTTTGGGCGCTTCAAGTGCGGTGCAGCGCGGAACACCGCCCTCTACGAGCCGTTCCGCATCCTCCGCATCCCCGGTCAGTCCGAGGTGGAGTCTCCACCTGAGGTGGACTGGGCAACCGACGGCATGGTGTGGGTGCGGCACTGGGTAGCTGTTCTTGCCGACTACGACAATCCGGCAAACATCCGCTACCGACACCTCGGGTCTGACCGATGGTTTAAGGACAGCCGGACCAAGATCACGGACTTCTACGGCATCCCCGCCGATCAACTCCCACCGCATCGTCCAGCGTGGCCTTCCCCGCATGGCGTGAGTATCGAGCAGGCCCGCGAGATCGCGGCTGCACTCGCTGAGCATGAGGCGGTGCAGCCATGAGTGCCGTTATCGCAGAGATCGAAACAGTCGAGGTGACTGTTGAGGTTGATGGCCATCGCGCTGTAGTGCAGGCGATCCCCTGTTTGGAGCATGGCACGTTGTTTGTGTCGCTTGCCGATCTGGACAACCCGGTGTGCAAGGTGTGGGGGAACGACTGGGCACCGCAATGGTTTGACCTCGTCCACATGCTCGGCCTGCCTGACGCTGTCGCCGCAGCAGTCGCCGCAGAGTTCAACACTCAGGCGGTGTGGTCATGAGCGGGGCGTGGACGATCTGTGGCATCTGGGCCGGGGTCTTCTTCGCTCTGGTCGGCATCACCATCGGCGTTGTGTCGGCGCTGCTGGTCACCCACGTCCCGAAAATCGGCGAGTGGGTCGACCGCCGCTCCGACTGGTGGCTGCCGTGACCTGGCAGAACGCGGTCGCCTGGGCCGGGGTCGCCACCGCCGCCGCAGCCGGTGTTCTCGCCCTCGCGTGGGCCCGTGTCTCAGCGGACGCCGACCGGATCGCCGAACACCACGACCCGCCGCCCGACCTCGACGACCCCGATGTGATCGGACCGCCCGCACACCCACGAGTCCGGCTGATCCCCCGACCAGACCCTGCGGTCACCGACCTCGAAACGTTCCGTCGACGCCACCACCCAGCACAACCAACCCAACAAGACCAACCCACTAGTGAAGGACCAACAGCATCATGACCACCCACACCAGCCCAACCAGCCAGGCCCGGGCAAAGCTCGCTGCACAGCTCGAAGCGTTCGACGCGCTCGACCAGGCGGCAGCCGACCTCGGACACCAGATCGACCAGTGCACCATCACCGGCTTTTTCGACATGCCCGCCGGTATGGCCGACACCGAATCCGAGACCGGCCGGTGGCTCACCCGCCATATCGAAACGGTCGCGCTCGCCTGCCGGTACCTCGGCTGGGAGGCACCCCGCATCACCAGCAACCACCGCCAAGTGATCGCCCACAGCGCTGAGCCTGCAGCATTCGCTGCGTTCACCGTCCAGATCGTGCCCTACACCCACCCGCACCATTTCGCCACCCACGCAGCCAGCATCCTCGACAGCCTGAACGAGGTGCAGTCATGAGCGACGAACCTCGGGGTTTGGGTTTCGTGATCTCGCTGAAATGCTCGGAGATCGGCGACAGTGCAGCGATCGGCACCACGTTCGGTGGTGCCCGACAGGTGTATGAGGCGATCGGCGGTATCCGCACCGCTATCACCCTGATCGACGACCATCTCGAAGATGTTCGTGACCTGATCGCCGTTGTCGACTACACGTCGACCGAAGCCATGGGTGAGGTGCTCGACAAGATCGACTCGCTCCTCGAACGGATCGTGTCGTGAACGGTCATACTGCTGCCGACACTGCAGCGCTCATCTCCGCCGGCGTCGACCCTGCTGCCACCCAGCCTCGTGAGCATGCGGTGCGCTGTGTGATCTGCCTCCACGAAACGTGGCATCAGATGGGCTACTGCGACAGTCACTATGTGCCGCCCGCCGCGTGCCGACGGGGGGTGGCCCAATGAACGACCTGATCACCCTCCTCGCAGGCACCCTCGTGTTCAGCGCCATCGCGTTCGGTGCCGCCGTGTTCGCTGTGTTCCTCATCGCAGCAGCAAACCGCACCCGCTGGGGCCGGCGGGTCTTGCAATGGCTCGACATTGTTGACGACAACGGCTCGCTCACTGTGATTGTGATCGAACAGGAGGCCGAGTCGTGAACTTCGAACCCATGTCGACAACAGACGCGCTCGAACAGCAGCCGATCCCGCCGCTCACCCCGCAGGCAGCGTTGCAGGCGCTGCGTTGGCTTCGCTATGCGGCCACAGCCACGCCAACCAAACTCGACTACTCGGCGAACCCATGGCGTCTGATCGCCGACAACGGGTGCGAAGTCACCAACGTCACCCCAGGCCGGGGATCCCCCCACCATCCGGTATGCGGACGTACCCGCACCGAACTCGCCGGCAACCTCGCGGCGCAACAGCTGATGGTGATCGACGCTCTCGGCGCTTGGGTTGCCGGCGAACAAGTCGAAGGTGGGGCCTCGTGACTGGGGCACGCCGACTGGTCGACGCTGCCGAAGACCGTCGCCGCCCACCCACCCGAACCACACACCCCAATGAAGGACACCTCTATGACCGACGACCCTGAATGGCTCAAATGGCGACGCCAAGGCATCACCGCCACCGATGTCGCCGACGCCATCAACAACACCTACGGCGGCGCATACTCAGTTGTCGCCCGCAAACTCGGCCTCGTCACCGTCGAGCCCAACGCAGCGATGGACCGCGGGCACCGCTGGGAACAACGCATCGCCGACGCTGCAGGGCTCATGCTCGGACTGCACATCGTCGGCGAACAGGCATGGTGCCAACACGAAGGCCAGCCGCTCTGGCGGGCCACCATCGACGGACTACTTGCCGACCGCCCCGAGATCGCCATCGACGAATGTGTCGGCCTGCTTGAAATCAAAACCGTAGGCCTGAACGTCACCCCGAAACGCGACCGCTGGTTCGACCAAACACAGTGGCAAATGATGGTCACCAACATGCCGATGGCCGTCATTGCCGAGGTCCGCATCGACGACGTCGATGACTCGTTTCAGTCGCTCAAGTTCCACCGGGTCGAAGCGAACCACTTCCGCCAGGCCGAACTGGTCGAAGTGGCACGGCAACTCTGGGCGCACATTGAAGCCGAGACACTGCCCACCCCTGTCGCCAGCTCACTCGACGACGTCAAAGCGCTGTCCGCCCCGACCGTCGACGAAACCGTGGACCTCGAACCCGTCGCCGAAAAGGTCCGTCGGCTCCACGAGCTCAAAGCCGCAGTCAAGGCTTCAGAGGAAGAGCGGGACCTCCTCGAAGCCGAACTGCGAACCCTTCTCGGCGACAACAAGAAGGGCATCTGCTCAGGCTTCAAGGTCTCCCAGACATCGCGCATCAACACGCTGAGCGTCGACGCCAAACGCGACCTCGTCGCCCGCTTCCCTGACTGCTCAACGCTCGCGCTTGACCTCGACGCAATGAAAGCCCGCCACCCCGAAGAACTCGCCGCAGCCAAGACCCCAACCGGGGCACCGCGGCTCACCATCAAGGAGATCACCCAATGAGCAACATCGTGACCGCACGCCGCAACACGCCAGTCCCGGCCGCCGAAGCATCCTCGCAGTTCGACGTCGAGTTGAAGCGGGCGCAGGCGATCGCGTCCGCCGGCGACATGATCCCGAACACGTACCGCAACAAGCCTGGCGCTGTGCTGCTCGCCCAGCAGTGGGCCGACGCTCACAACGTCGATCTGTTGACGACGATGCAGACCGTGGCGTTCGTCCATGGCCGCCCCGTGATCGACGCGACGATGCAGCGGGCGCTCGCCGCCGCCCACGGCTACGACGTCCGAGTTGTGTCAGCTGATGCCACTCGTGCGTCGGTGCGGGTGACGCGTGACGGTGAGCATGTCGGCGAGGCCGCCTATTCGATGGACGACGCCCGGACTGCCGGACTTGCGTCGAAGGACAACTGGAAGAAAGACCCGACAGCGATGCTGGTTGCTCGTGCGACGACTCGCGCTGTCCGCTGGTTCGCCCCTTCGGTTCTGCTGGGCGTCCTCGTTGGCGATGAGGCGGACGAGCCGGAGCTTGTCGAGGTGCTGGCCCCACAAGCAGTTGTTGGGGCTGATGACGTTGTGGAGGCTGAGGTTGTCGAGCCAGAACCCGCCGCACCCACCGAGGTGGTGGAGTCGGTCGTGTCTGAGGCCTCATCGCTTGAGGATTTGAAGGCTGCGGTGAAGGCTGCGGGTTGGTCTCAGGCTCAGGCGATCCGTCGCGTGGGCGAGCTCGCTGCCGCCACCGGGGTCGATGCCCCGACGAACCTGACTGCGGTCGCTGACGATCCGACGCTGTGCGCTGCGCTGCTCGGCGAGTTGAAGGCGGGCGTGTGATGGCTGGTGGCGGTATCGGCAATGTGTGGGACTACCCGGAACCTCCCGAAGTGTGGGAGCCGGAGTGTCCGACGATGACGTGCTGGAAATGCGCGGCGGATGTCGAGGTCGACGACGACGGTGAGTATCCGTGCGATTGCGGGGCGATGGCTGATGAGCCTTACTGACCGCAAGCCGTTGCGCCGCAAGCCGTTGCGCCGCAAGACCGCGTTGAAGTCGGGTAAGCCTCTCGCTCGCGCGGGGCGTTTGCGGCCTCGTTCGAATAAGCGTGCAGCGCAAGCCCGTGCGTTTGCCCCGATCCGCGAGGCCGTGTTCGAGCGCGACAACCACACCTGCCAGGCCGCGCACGTCGTCCTGTCGGTGCGCTGCTCGAGCGGACTCCACCCGCATCATCTGCGCCGCCAATCCCAAGGCGGCCCAGACACTCCCGAAAACCTCCTGTCGGTATGCCCGGCACACCACAGGTGGATACACGACAACCCAGAGGACGCCTGCTCTCGCGGGCTACTCGCATAGCAAGGAGAAACAAGACATGACCGACAAGCAGACGATCGAGTACGTACGTCCCGAAGGGCTACCTGAAGACGCAGTGCCGTTTGTAGCGTTTGTGGGGGTGGCGGATGAGGGCAGCGGGTTCTTCCCGACCTACCACCCCGACGGGGAAGTGTGGTCTCTCTTCACGGAGAGCAGTTTGCGTCAATTCGACCTTCCGGTCCCTGACCGCACCTACGAGGTGACCGTACGACTCACCGAAGCGGAGGTGAAGGCCCGGACGAGTTACTTCCATGGCGACACTCGCATGAGCGCGGTCTCCGAGGTGACGTTCGGCGTGCATGGCGATCCTGCCCCGCAAGGGTCGAAGCGTCATGTCGGTGGCGGTCGGATGGTCGAGATGTCGAAGAAGGTTGGGCCGTGGCGTGAAGCAGTCCACAACGCTGCACGCGCTGAGCTTCTGTCTGGCCGGTGGGGCGACACGTTCCATCACGGGCCGTTGCGACTCGACATCACGTTTCACTACGCGATGCCCCGCAAGCGCACGAAAGCGGAACGTGCGCTCGGTGTGCTGTGGCGTTGCGTCACACCGGATCTCGACAAGCTGATCCGCTCCACCGGAGACGCACTCACGTCGTCCGAACTGATCCACGACGACGGCCAGTTCGCACAGATCCAAGCCGAGAAAGTCGAGACAGTCGACGGCTGGTCTGGTGCGGTGATCCGCATCACGCGACTGCCTGTGTCGCCAGTGTCGGGCGGGTCTTCTCTGCCGTCCGAACCTGCCATCACCCCAACCCAATCCCAACCGGGCGGTGCGGCGTGAAGGCCCCGTTCCCCTGGTTCGGCGGCAAGCGCCGCGTCGCTTCCGAGGTGTGGGCCGCGCTGGGTGACGTCGACCACTACGTCGAGCCGTTCGCCGGGTCGCTCGCCGTGCTCCTCGAGCGACCCGCCTGGCACCGCGGCACCACCACCACCGTCAATGACGCGGACCGCTTCATCGCTAACTTTTGGCGGGCGCTCATCGCGGACCCCGAGGGCGTCGCGGCGCACGCCGACTGGCCGGTCAACGAGGCCGACCTGGAGGCCCGCCACCTCTGGCTCGTCACTGAGGGCCGCCGCCGCATCGAGGCGATGGCCGCGGACCCTGACGCCTACGACGTCAAGGTCGCCGGCTGGTGGGTGTGGGGCATCTGCTCATGGATTGGCTCAGGCTGGTGCTCAGGCAACGGACCGTGGACCCTCCTCGACGACGGCACCGTCGGCAAGCTCCCCCACCTCAGCAACGCCGGACAGGGCATCAACCGCAAGCGCCCCCACCTCAGCAACGCCGGACGGGGCATCAACCGCAAGCGCCCCCACCTCAGCAACGCCGGACAGGGCATCAACCGCCAGCTCCCCCACCTCAGCAACGCCGGACAGGGCATAGCCGACTACCTCTCCGCACTCGCCGACCACCTGCGCGGCGTCCGGGTAGTGTGCGGTGACTGGACACGCGTCGTCACCGACGGGGCGCTCAGCTACGGCGCCACGGTAGGCGTGTTCGTCGACCCGCCCTACCTCGGCGACGTCCGCACCAGCGACCTTTACTCCGTTGATGACCACACGATCGCCCACGCCGTGCGGGACTGGTGCCTCGCCAACGGCGACAACCCACGGCTACGCATCGTGCTCGCCGGATACGTCACCGAGCACGACCACCTCATACCCGACACCTGGCAGCGACACCGATGGTCCGCCACCGGCGGGTACTCGACCGCCGCATCGGTGGCACGCGCCGACGGCAACCACGAGAACCGCCACCTCGAAACGCTCTGGCTGTCGCCCCACTGTCTCGGCAGCGGCGGGCAACTCGACCTGTTCGGAGGGCCTGAAACGTAACCGGGCTAGGGGGTGCGGCCACAGGTTTCCCGCTGTGAGCTGTCCGGTCCCGTGCCTGCATCGTGTTTCGCTGGTGAGGCGCACAAGGGCGACAGCACCCCCATAGAAAAAGGTTGATGCCGGGAGTTCCCGCTCCCGGCCATCACTAACAACATCGAAACGAAAGAGAGGCTCTTATGGGCACTGAAACTGTCATTATCAACGGCGTCGAGTACGCCCCCGTCGCTACCGATTCGCCCGTGAGCAAGGCCAGGCATATCGGGCGAAACAGCCTGATTTGGACAAGCTGCTGCGCTCCACCTGCGACGCACTCACGGCCTCTCGGATCATCGGCGACGACGCCCAAATCGCCTCTGTGATCGCCGAGAAGATCGAACGTTACGACATGCCGCCCGGTGCACGCATCACCCTCCGCCCCATCGGCACCACCCCTCAAAACAGTTGAGGGGCCGAGTGTTCCCCCACTCGACCCCTCACAGACATTTTCCGAACCACACATTGAAAGGACTGTCCACCATGGACTCTACAACCGTTGTCGAGCTTGAGCCCGCCCTCGCTGCTGTAACGATCGAAGCGTTGGCCGCTGAACTGCGACTCACCCGCGACATGCTCGCCGAAGCGAACGACGAAATCGACCGGCTCAACACAGCGCTCGAAGCGCGTCTTGCTGGTGGTGAACGTCCCGAGCCGGGAGACGGACAATGAGCGCCGGCGTTCTCTCGCTCGACCCGAAGCGGCGTACCAACGCTCAAGCGATCGTCGACGCCCACACCCTCGGCTATGTCGGCGACCGAGTTCTCGACGTGACGCACAACATCGGTCGCTTCTGGCGTAACCACACCCCTGAACTGCTCGTGCGCTGCGACCTCGCCACCGGAGACAGCAAAGGCCCCTTCCCGATCGACGTGCAGTGCGACATGACCGTCTTGCCATTCGCCGCCGACAGTTTCGACACCACCGTGTGCGACCCCCCGTACAAACTCAACGGCTCCGGCGGATCGCACGCCAGCGACGAAGGTTACGGCGTCGCCGACACACGGGCGGCCGACAACCGTCTCGGCTTCTACGCCGGAGCGCTCCCCGAGCTGATCCGCGTCACCCGTACCGGAGGTCATCTCCTTGTCAAAGCACAGGATCAGTGCGTGTCCGCGAAGTTTGTGCGCCAATGCGGCGACATCGCTGTGGCCTACAAGACTGCCGGGTTGACCGAACTCGCCCCTCTGCATGTGTTTGGGCATCGTGCACAACCGAAGGGTAAAGCGCAGCGCAACGCGTTGGCGTCGTTCTCAAGCCTGCTCGTGTTCAGGGTGACCCGAGCGGCGAAACGGTGTGTCGACCACTGCCCCGACTGCAACAAGGAGGAGGCGTTCCGGTGATGACGTGGATCTGCGGTCGCATTCTCCAAGCGTTGGAGGAGCCGTGACCATCGAAGGTTTGCCGGTCGAACGGTCCGAACCGTGGATGCGCGAAGCCGCATGCATCGGGATCAACCCGAAAGTGTTTTACCCCGGGCGCGGCGAGGACGCCGAACCAGCAAAAACGATATGTAGAGCATGCCCGTCCACCGCCGAATGCCTCAACTATGCGATCGAGAACCGCGAACTTTATGGCGTGTGGGGCGGTAAATCAGAGAACCAACGCCGCAAAATGCGCGGCCTCGTTTCGGTGCAATGCGTTGACTGCGGGGAACCGCTCCGGCCTCGAAGCACCCGCTGCCGCACCTGCGAAATCGCGCACCGGCGTGCATACAAAAACGCCTGGGATCGGGAGCATCAATGACCGACACCCGGTGGATGGACACCGCAGCATGCCGCGGGCTAACCGACCTGATGATCTTGCCGACATCCGACCCTGACGGCCCTAGCCGTACCGCAGCAGTCGAAACAGCACAGCGGATTTGTGCTGCATGCCCGCACACAGGCGAACACGGGCCATGCGTCGCATATGCCAGACGGTTCCCACCCGAACAAACCGCCCACGCTGTATGGGGCGGTATCGCAGGCGACCGGCTCGCAGGCACGAAACGGATCGACCAGATAGCCCGAATCGTTCACGACATTTGGCCGACAACATGCCAGCGGATCGCCAACATGCTCGGACTATCCCACTCGGCTGTTGCCGCATATTTACGGCAACTCAGCGACCGGGGCGAGGTCGAACAGCATCGGCTCACACACAACACCCAAACCGTGTGGACCCCTGCAGGTGAACAGCCATCACTCGCCGCGTTCGGGTCGAACACCATGACCTGGGTGCTCGCCCAGCTTGCCGACGGCCCCGTGCTGCAAGCGTCAATGTGCGGCCCCGATAAACACTCTCGACAAACCATTTCACAGGCGGTCACCGGGCTGGAACGCACCGGCTGGGTGACTCGCACACGGTTGGACAACAACCGTGCAGAAATCGCCCTCACCGCCAAAGGTGAGCGGCTAGTTGACAACCAAAGGAGATACCAATGAGTAGCAATATCACTGTCGTCGGGAATGTCACCCGCGACCCGGAACTTCGTTTCACCCCATCGGGGCAAGCGGTCGCCACGTTCGGTGTGGCGGTCAACCGTCGTTGGCAGAACCGGCAGAACCAGCAATGGGAAGAATCCACGTCGTTCTTCGATGTGGTCGCTTGGGGTTCGCTCGGTGAGAACGTGGCCGAGTCGGTGAACAAAGGCGCGCGGGTGATCGTGACTGGCCGTCTCGAGCAGCGCACGTGGGAGACCCAAGAGGGGCAGAAGCGCAGCGTCATCGAGGTCATCGCGGACGAGGTCGGCCCGTCGGTGCGTTGGGCGACCGCGACGGTGGTCCGCAACGAACGCCAAGGCGGCGGTCATGTGAACGCGTCACCGCAGCCAACCGGCGTGAACGCGCCCGCAGCGGCCTACGACTACGACGAGGAGCCGTTCTGATGAGCGACCCGTTCAACATGGAGAACGTCGCAGCGATGGCCGGACTTCCACAACAAGGACACAACAGCGTTCCCGCGCTTCCCAACACAAGGAGAGAAATGACAGACACAGTGCGGATCATGCCGCGCCAGCCCATCGAGGCGAAGCGCGACGAGTTCGGCGAGGGCTACTACGTCGAACGTGGCACGTCCATCATCCAGCGCGACTACCTCAATAGCGGCGGCGTCGGCTGGGTGGAGGTGTCGGACCCGATCGTGTGGGACGGCACCGACGCTGCGTTCGACGCGATCAGAGCGGCGTTTGAAGGCACGGCGAACTACGCATCGAGGGACGACAACCCGAGCTCCGGATGGGGTCACAGCGGCTGTTTGTGGGTCGGTGTCGGCCAGGAGTCGAGCTTGGTGCCACCCGGCTGGCGCATCCAGATCGTCGACGACAGCTTCGTCATCCTCCCCCCCAGAGGTGACCTCACGTCGGGCGAGACGGTGAGGGTGACACGGTTCGTGTCATCGGAGGAGTCCCGATGAGCGACCACATCTTGCACATCACCGAGGTCACCAAGTACGGCACCGAGTACGACCTTGAATGTGTCGGCCACGACAAGAAGACGTGCAACCTCCAAACGTGGTGGTTCAACGAGTGGGACGACCTGCTCAAGCTCGATCCGATCGACATCCCGATCCCGGTGCGGGCCGAGTGGAACAACTCCGACGAACCAACGATCGTGCTCGCCGCGGCCGAGCCTGCGGTCACGATCACATGGGACGGCAGCGACCATGCCGCAAAGGCGATCAATGATGCGCTCCCAGACGGCGCTGCCGCATCCCCCGCAGAGACGAGCGTCTATGGGCATCTCGGCATCAAGTCAGCGGGCGACCACCCGCGATACGCATCGATCGAGGCCGACTGGCGCATCCGCATCGAGGGCGACAGCTTCGCGATCCTCCCACCCGAGGAGGTGCAGTCATGACCGAACGAGAGCGGATCGCCACAGTCGTACACCAGGCGCTCGCCGCAGCGAAACGTGCGCATGCAAGCCCGAAGCTGACGGCGCTGTACGTGGCCGATGCCTTGATCGAAGCGGGCCTTATTGCCGAGGAGGTGCAGTCATGAGCAAGCCGACCTGCACTGTTCATCGTTGGCGCCGCGTGCTCGCATGGTGCCCGTCCACTCGTGGCTTCACCCGTCCGGCGGTCGTGTGCCACTGGTGTCACACGGAAGCCGGGGAGGAGACGTGAGCCGTCCACATCCTCAATGCTGGACCGGGAGCCACTACGAACACACGTGCCACGAGCCGTCCGGTCGCACCTGCCTGGATTGCGACCAGCCTGCAGGCACGCCTTGGGGTCCGTATTGGTGCCCCGACTGCGACGTGAAGCGGTTGGAGCGGGTGTCGGCCGGACTCGATGCGATCCTCGCATCCCTCCCTTCGGCCGACGGTGACACATGAGCGGCCCGAAGCGTGTGCAAATGACACGCAACAAGCCGTGGCGAGCAGACCATCCCGACGCGGTGATCGTCGACCGACGCAGCAAATGGGGCAACCCATTCACCATCGAAGGGTGCATCGAAGCTGGGTTTGCCGATGGCCGAGACGGCGCACGACCTATGTGCGTGGGTGCGTTTCGCGACTGGCTCAACGGCAACAGCTGGGCGACGGGGTACGACTGGGATGCCCACCTCGCAGCGATCAAAGCAGACCTGCACGAACTGCGTGGCAAGGACCTTGCGTGCTGGTGTCCGCTCGACGCTCCGTGTCACGCCGATGTTCTGCTCGAACTCGCCAACAAGGACGGTGACACATGAGCGGCGATCTGCCAGCCGACGTGAAAGCGCTCCCCGATGAGCGTCTAATCCTGCACCCCACACTCGCCCCACTCGACGAGCCGTTGCTGGATTTGTGGGTCGCCGAGGGGGTCCCGCGTGACCTGCCGACAATCCTCCACGCACTCAACGTGATGGCGGGACTGTGGCTTGCACGCAAGAGGTCCGCTGAGCGTGTCGCCGAGGGCGCGTTGGAGGGGCAAGAAACCCTGTTCGGAGGTGATGGCTGATGCCCAGGTCGCACGCGAAGATCCTCACGTCGATCTGGGCTGACAGCGACTTCACATCACTGTCGTCTGACGCACAACGCATGTACTTCACGCTGCTCGCGCAACCGAAACTTTCCCTCGTCGGGGTGCTCGATTATGTGCCTCAACGGTGGGCGACGTTCTCCCGAGATTCAACGCGCCGCAAGGTCGACGCAGCAATCAAAGAGCTTGAGGACCGAGCGTATGTGGTCGTCGATCCGGACACGGTTGAGTTGCTTATCCGTTCGTTTGTGCGTCACGACATCGCGAACACGGTGAAGAACAGCAAGATCCAGATGGGGTTTTGGCGTGCGTGGGCGACAGTTTCGAGCGTGAAACTGCGTCGGGTTATCGCTGCTGAAATCCCTGATGAGCTGTGGAACTCAACGTTGGCGCAGGTTCCCGCTGACGCTCTCGAACTACGTGCAGATCCAGTGGATATATCCAGTGGATCGAACCGGGACGAGGACACTGGATCGAACCGGCGGATGGAACCTCCTGCCTCCTGCCACCGGCCTGTAACCCCCTATGCCCCCCTTGGCGGCTTCGATGCTGCCGACGCGATTGATCGCGCTGCCGCTGACGCATTCATTCACTCGGAGGACTTGATCGCATGAGCGACGCGACGCAAACGCAACGACCGCGGGTGACGGTTCAGCAGTTCAACGCTTTGGTGACCGAAGTGCGCGAGATCCATCGGAAGCTCGATCTGGTGTTAGACAAGCTGAACATTCCGTTGACGCCGGTCGCGCCAGGCAAAGGCACTGATGGCGTCCGGCATCTCCCTGGCAGCCAGCCGTTTGGCACCACAACCCCGGAGGACCCCGAATCAGACCCGATACCGGGTGCTGGGCCATCTACGGCGCGGCAAGCACTAAACGGGGGCTTAGACGGCTCTGCAGCGGCTGTAATCCCAATCGACCACAACAGCCGCAACAACCACCCAACCCACCGAAAGGACCAGTCATGACGCTGAATACGAGAGCGCACATCTACACGCCCATCCCACCCCGGCCGATCTTTGACCACATGCTCGCAGTCGTGTCGACCGGGTTTGGACGCACGCCCATCACGGAATCGGAACAAGCAGGAGTCAAGAAGACCTACCCGTCAGGGTGGAAAGCAACCCCGGAGGTGTCGAGCCTGTCGACCACGATCAACCAGGGGTTGCCGTGCATCCTCCAGGTCGAATGGGGTGAAGACGGCCATGTGGACTGGCTGGCCGAAGACCGGGAGCCGGACGAACCGGTGAGGCTGGAGGACATCTACTGTGTCGCAGTCTGGTTTGATACGGCCTACGGCTACTCGGGTCCCAATCAAGGTGGTTGCAGTGACCTTCACGCATGGCTCTTGACACGTCTGGGTGAGTTCCTTGACGGGCTACCCATGCCGGTCGAGTGGAAGTGGATGAACGAGTTTACGGGGGAATGGCATTCAGTCGACGAAGTGTCCGTGTTGGGCGATCCGGTTCGGGGGTCCCTTGTCCCTAGCCGCACTGCATAGCAGCGGCTAGGGTGAGCTGTCGGGAACACCTTTGGCAGCCCCTCCACCCAATGAATGGTTGGAGGTTCCTGGCATGCCCATCGATCAACAGCGACTCGCAGAAGAACTGCGAGCGTTCGCGGTGTTACTCGACACGGAGCTAGAGCGGACGTTTGCGGATCTCGCGTTGTTGACTGAGCCTGGCGGGTCGGTTGGCGGTGGTCCGTCGCAGAAAGGGTCGCATTCGGATCCGACCGGCAGCGCTGTGGTGGCGGCCGAGCGGAACCCGTGGGTCAACCGTGAGCGCCGCTTCAGGCTCGCGTTACTGGACCTGCGGCGTGTGCACGTCCAACTCACTCGTCGTGGCGCACCCGACTTCGGGAGCTATGCCCGCAACCTCGCGGCGGTCCTCGAAACACAGGTCGTCACGGTGCGGACGCGTGAGCGGATCATGCGGATCGTCTGCGAGGTCGAAGGCACGATCCGCGACGTAGCGCCGATCGATCGGGAGCAGGCGAAAGCCGAACTCGCCGCGGTGCAGGCGGCCGCCGAGGACAACGAGGACGCTCGCCAGCCGTGTATCGCCTGCGACAGCCCACCCTCGGGTAAGCACCGTCGTGGCCTGTGTGTGAACTGCGACTCGTTTCGCCGCAAGCGCAACAAGAACTTGGACTCCAAACTCACGCCCCGTGAGCTGCGTGCGCTCACGATCGCCGGCGTCGTTGACGGCACACTGAAACGACCGCGCTCACCGCACCTCGAACTCCATGATCTCGACCAGCGGGCGTTGATCGCCGGGCAAGAACTCCGTGTCGACATGCTCGGGCACGACTGGTTTGAGGTTGACCGAACCGAACTACAAGCACAGCGCGCACTCGCAACCGAAGGAGCTGCATGTATCTGACCACACTCGCCCTCGATCGTCGCGGGACCACGTTGTCGGGCAGGTCGACATAGCGCAATGGGAGAAAGCGCTAGCGGACACCGACCTCGACAACCCTAGGATCCTTGCGGTGAGGCGCACCGCCTGCTAAACAGACCAATAGCTTCGAGAGACGAGCGCCCAACCATCATCTGGTTTGGGCGCTTTTCGCGTTCCCGCTGGGGGTGGTCGGCTTGGGTGTGCATGTCACTGCGTCATCTGCGACAACGAACTACCCACACGCAACACCACCAACACCTGCCGCCGATGCCAAGTCGATGGCCCCCGCTGTGGGTGCTGGACACACGGGAGGTCGGTGCGTTAGCGGCGCTTTGACGGGGCGAACACGTTGCCGATGATCAACGCCGCCGCAGCGACTCGAGGGTTTCCATTGCCTGTCATCCTCAAAGTGTCGCACACCACACCAGGAGGTGCCCCATGGCTGGACCGCACCACCGCACCGCCACATACCAGCGGGCAGCGAAACGCCTGGTAGCCGCGGCCACACTGAACCCTGACACCCGCTGTGGCCGCTGTGGTCAACCAGCGAGACCGGACGACCCGTGGGAAGCTGGCCATGTCCATGACGGCCAGATCAACGGGCCGCTCCGAGCGGAGCACGCCAGCTGCAATCGGTCCGCTGGCGGCAAGCTTGGTGCTGAGCGTCTAGCCCAGCGTCGGGCACGCAACGTCACCACTCGGGCGTGGCTCGACTGACCCGACCTTGAGTTATCCACAGGCTGGGTTATCCACAGGTCATCCACAGGTTATCCACAGGCCCGAGTTATCCACAGGCTGTGGACAACTCGATTTTTGAAAAACCCCGCGAAGCCTG